TTTTTTTTTTTTTGGCATTTTGTTTTTTCGACTTTTTTTGTCGTCAAAAATAATAATTCCCCAGAGGTTTCAGACTCTGCGCCATTATATAGTTTCGACTTTTGATTTTTCAACTTTTTTGGAATTCATTCGTCTCCTTAGAAATTTATGAACTTCTTTTGTATTTTTCTATTTTTGTAGATTTTATTTTCATCAAGTGAGGTGAAGGCCGTTCGCATTGGATTTAACCCTCCAATGGTAGAATTTGAGACCACAATGGCTTAGTAATCAGATGTCCAGTCTGACCAAGCGCTATCATGGTTACGCCCTAATCTCGATAACAGTGAGGTTTTAAACCTACTTTCTGCTACCAAGGCTTCACCGGGTACATGAATTGATGATATACTAGAGATAATCAGCTTGGAAATAGCTTCTTAAACTCATACCAGTTCCATTAATTGGATTTCTGGATTTTGTGCCATCGACAACAGTGCGTCGTCTAACGAACTTCCCCATTGTTCTTGGGTAATGTCCGTATCGACAATGTCACATGTAAAGACAGGAATTTTATCGTTCTCAAGATCTTCAATAGCAATCTTGGGGAAGTGAACATTCCGTGTCTTAAACACGAGGTCGATCATATTTGTATGAAGTTTCCGGTTCTTCTTAATCTGTTGCCAGCATTTATTTATAAATACTTGGTCATAACCTCCTTTTTGGACTTTTTTACCGTCCTCAAAACAGGGTTGATCAAATACGTGGCCTAATAGATTTTCACCAGACAGAGCAGCACGAAGCATTAGATGGGAAGTTGTGTTCGATTGCAACATCTTCATCTGCCCAAATTCCGTATCCCAGTAATTTAACTTCTTTTTTGTAGTCATTCTACAAGCTTTCTCGTAAACGAGGCTTGCAGGATCCATAGGGAGAAAGCTTACTTTATCTGACCTAAGTCTGATCTGGTACGCAATCTTTCTCAACAATTTTCCGTAGTGCGATTGCCAGAAGCTTCGAGGCGGCTTAATACCTAAACCCCCGGCCCACTCTGGAAGATACCAAAAAACCCCCGTTTTTGAAAGCTTGTCTTGATTACTCTCGACAAATTCTAAAAACAGTTTTTCTTTCATATCTTCTGGAGAGAGCGATAATAGCTTCTCTGACAACCCCTTAAGCTCCCACACAGTCTTTGATGATGATCCATCTTTCGCCTTTGCATGTACTAAAGCAAAGTTTACGAATGGAACATCTTCAAAAAGACCAGAGGACTGACGGGCATACATTCTAGAATTAATTAAAACGAAATCGGTAGCCGTAAAACACTTTCCGACACTTGGTTCAAGTCCAACATAAGCTGTTAACTTGCACCAAATGTCATAGAGATCATGATCTTCTTCTGTGTCAGCTAAAACGCAATCATCTCCATTTACTTTGAGGAGACTTGACAATTCTTTTAAACAGAATTGCCGTCCGGAGTTTATCTCCAATGCCATTCGGCAAACGGTTGCATTTATGATACACAAGAAAGGAAAACTAATGATTGAACCCATCAATTGTCCGTTTTGTTGATCTCTACCTTCGAATTTATGTTGAGTCATTGCTCTTAAAATCAGAGAACGAAACATTAAAAATTCAGGGATGTGTTTTTCGCGATAGTCGATTACCAAAATATCCATTAGCTCATCTATAATAATCTCACTAGGGAAAGACTTAATCTTATTGGTAGCGGCACTGTAGTCTCCATTAACGAACTGCGTATGAGCAGGTAACTGCCCAAAAGCTTCATTAATCGAAAAGACTGAGTCCGGCTTTCCAATATATTCAAAGATTGAAATCTTTCTGAGAGTACTATGTAGAAATTTCTGAAATGGTTGAAGAATAAAATATGTGTAGGGAGGTCCTTTGCTAATGACACGAACTTTCAGAGGTTCACTGAGGCCAATAAATTTGACCTCAGGAATCTCCTGAGCAGCGACATCTAGTAGCTTCCTCCACAACGGG